CAGCAGAATCTTTTGCTCTATCATCTGTAAAGTATAGGTTGGTTGTACCTTCAGAAATGTCGTCTGTATCTAAAACTACTGTTCCAGTTTGAGTATTAACACTTAGGACGTTTCCAGCAGATACTAAATTAATCTTATTGTTTAAATCATCGTAGGTTACTGTGATATTAGTATGTCCTGCATGATTTAAAAGAGTAGCAGCAGAATCTTGTGCAGCCTCATTAAAATCACTAACCTGTGTAGAAGTTATATTTATATCAGTATTATTTGCAGAGGTAATTCTTCCATCTTCATCTACTGTAAATACGCCGACAGAATTTGCATCTCCATATGTATTGGCTACAACCCCAGTATTTGATAAGTCTATTTCAATGCTTGTATTTCCAAGATTTGTCATTACTGCAGAGCCAGTAGCATCTCCAGTTATAGAAATAGTTGGATCAGAAACATCAAAATTTAATTTTCCAGTCTCATCATCATAGGTTACGGATATACCACTTTCTGTATTTCCAGAAACCATTCCTCCAACAACATCTTGTGTGGCTTCTGTAAAATCAGATATGTTTGATGCTGTGTGATTGTGTGAATTATCTGTAACAGTAAGTTCAAATGAAGTATTAGCGAGATTAGTTATAGTTCCAGATCCAGTAACATCACCAGTAAATGTAATTAGTGGATCATTTACATCAAAGTTTAATTTGCCAGTACTATCGTTGTATGTTACCGATATTCCATTTTCAGTATTTTCACTAAGCATGAATCCAACAACATCTTCAATATTTTCTCCTAGTCCAACTAGGTCTGAAAATGTGTGGGTATGCGCTACGAATCCTGTATTTACTTCTACTGATACTGGCTCTCCAGCGCCTTCTTCTACTGTTACATTAATAGCCATTATGTTAATTGTCCCCTAGTATCTGGCGCTTCAGTAACACTATATGTAACGTCATCAGTCATTGTTATTGTTCCCTTTAAGATGGTTTGAACAAACCAATGATCATCATATGTGTTAGTTGGTGAGTCGCCAAATTCTGCACGATTTATTTTTTTAGAAATTTCAATATCATAAATTGATGTAGTGGGAAGCCTAGAACTTATTCCATCTGGAAGATATAAATAAATTATTCCATTAGTAAGCCCAGTTGTTCCCACCTGAAATTCTGCCTTTACGGATGCCGTTACTGTTCCTACTGGATCTACGTTTTCCTGAGATACATTTGCACCAGAAGCAGAGTATGAAATAGTATTATTTGTATAGGACGAAACAGTTCTAGTTCCATCGAATGTTATTCCAACATCCTCTACCTCTATTATTTGACCATCATCAAAATTGTGATCATCATCGAAAGTTAGTGTAGCAACGCCGTCCTGCTTCTGTCTTTGAATTACAGTAGCAGTATTAGTAAAGGTCATTGGCTGTCTAGTGCTACCGTTATATATTTCTGCCTTTATGCTGTATCCAGTCAAATCCATTGGGGTATCGTCTGCATTTTTTACGGTAGCAGTAAAGTAGTATGTATCTCCGCGATACAAATTAATATCTAAAACTCCTGGAGAACTTTCTACTGTGGCCATATGCCTATTATAACACCCTAAGTATTAAATTTATTTAATAAATCTTCCGCCCCAAAAAGACTTTACAATGTTTTCCATCTCATCATCCATGTCCATTTCGTCCATGTCATTTCCTGGATTTACTAGTCCATCTGGTATAGCAGCAAGCCTACATTTTCCTTGTGGATGTACCTGATATGACAATATTGCACATCCATTATTTTCTGGATTAAAGAAAGAACAATTTGAACACTTTACGCCAATTTCTGCATCTTCATTTTCTTCTGGACCTTCATATCCCACCCATATACTAGACGTTCCCTGATCAAATGGTCCGTACTGTTCTGCAATTGAAACTAATGCATCATGAAATGCTTTTTCTTCTGGGGTCAATCTAGCGTAAAGTTCTCCACGATACTTATCTATTTTATTTTCAGATGCATACAACGCTCGTCTTTGTGACTCAGCAGATGCTCTTGTTGTATGGCAGCCTTCTATTTCGCCGCCTTCTTTTACAACAGCATACCCTTTGCACCCACCGTAATTTCTTTTAATGTCCCATGGCATATTAATATTATACATTAACTCTATTGGAGCGGCTGACCAGAATCGAACTGGCGTCTTCTGCTTGGAAGGCAGAGGTAATGACCACTATACGACAGCCGCGTTTAGATCTAGAATGTACTAGATCCTGGGCACAGAGCAGAGTCTGCGGCACCAATTATATATCCTACTGCCTCTGCATAAACATCGGAAGTAGTTCCATCTGCAACCATTTCTCTGGCAAGATAAGCAATGATCTCATCTGTAGAGAATCCTGCGTCTAGTGCATCACAAACTGAATATCCAACTTCTAGTAAATCTGAATCGCTAGACGTATCAATAATTCTATTTCCCATTGCTCTTAGGCCAATTAAATATAATTCTTCATTGCTTACTGCTGGCGCTGGCTCAGGATCGTCAACCGATGGTGCTGGGATGGCCTGAGTAATAGTAACAGTAGGAGCAGGCTCTGATTGAGATGAGCATCCAACCAATGCAAAAGCAGCAATAGACGCTAAAACAATAATCTTCTTCATAATTAATCCTTCTTTAATAGGTCAATAGCATAGTTAAGCGCCTCATTCCATCCAGAAATAAAAGAACTAATTTCTGGCGATGAGACATTATGCTTCATTCTTTTGTCTTTTAACTTTTCTATAATCTTATCTCTAGTCATTTTTTCTCCTTTCCGTGTCTCCACCAAGAATCGAACTTGGACTAAGGGATTATGAGACCCTTGTGATAACCATTTCACTATGGAGACTCTGTGCCCCGTGTAGGATTCGAACCTACGACTCACGGATTAAGAGTCCGTTACTCTGACCAACTGAGTTAACGAGGCTTGGCTGGCGTGGTAGGATTCGAACCTACAACCTGTCGGTTAACAGCCGACTGCAACTGCCAGTTGTGCTACACGCCACCATGTCAGACCACACTTAGCATTTTGGTGCTAGCCCCTACTTTGCCGCACTTGTGGAAGGCAGACCCGCATATCTGACTTTCTGCGTGACAGACCTATCTGTCAATACTACTAAGTAGTATGGTATGCTCCCCGCCAAGGATTCGAACCCCAATTACTTGAACCAAAATCAAGTGTCTTGCCATTAGACGAGCGGGGATGGGGTGATTAAAGAGATTCGAACTCTTTCTAGTAGAGCCACATTCTACTGTGCTGCCATTACACCATAACCACCGTGGCGGGAGTGGGATTTGAACCCACAATCTTCAGTTTATGAGACTGACGACTTACCATTTGTCCATCCCGCATTATCTGTATAGCATACACTACACAAAGCACGAACACCAACTCTTTGATGTGGAACTTTTACGAATTCCTCTATTTTTTTATTTTCTTTGCATTTGTGGCAAACTTTGTATATATCTTTCATAGAGCCTCCTGTCAGATTCGAACTGACGACTTCTCGCTTACAAGGCGAGTACTCTGGCCAACTGAGTTAAGGAGGCTTGCTCCCCACCGTGGATTCGAACCACGACTGACGGATTCAGAGTCCGTTGTCCTGCCAGTTAGACGAATGGGGATTATTCTTTTATAAGAAACCATGCAGTAAACAGTATAGTAAATAGCAAGGCAAATATCCAAGAAAAATTATCCATGTCGGGATGAAAGGATTTGAACCTTCGGCCCCCTGTTCCCAAAACAGGTGCGCTACCAAACTGCGCCACATCCCGTAACCAATATGCCAGCGGGTAACTACACCATCCTAAGTATTCCACACGAATGAACAACTTCTGTGCTGTGACAACCGCGCAACTCAGCGTTTGCTGGCATATTGGAGACTAGTTAAATGGGGTTCCTTCCCACATTTTATTCATTCTGTTTACAATAGATCTAGACCAAGAGTAACCAGCATTACCGCCCCATGCTTCCCACATGATCCTTCCATTGGAAGGAAATCCTTCTTCTCCAGAATTAAATCCTTTTCCCTTTTTATCTACTTCATGTCTAGAAAAATAAGAGTACATTCTTTTTACAGTTTCAAGTGACAGGTTTTCTCTTCTAGCAAGTTGTCCTGCTCTAGTCCATCCAACAGAGGTTCCAGCGCCAGTAGCCTTTCCCTCTTCTTTCCATTTTATTGCTCTTTTAGCCGCATTCGCCATAGCCTCAGTAGGCTTGTAAGTTTCTGCCATTTTAACCTCCAACGATATTATAGCATTTTAGAGCAGTAGTCGTACATAGCAATTCCACTAGCAGTACCTAGATTTAGACTTCTAACACTACCAAATTGTGGAATGTATACTATATCATCTGCTAACTCAATAGCCTCTTGGGAAAGACCTCTTCCTTCTTCACCGAAAACCATAAGAGATTTGCGCTCCCAACTATATGATCTAATATCTTGTGCATTACCAACATTATCAATTGCCACAATCCTATATCCTTGTGAACGATAATAATTTATTAGATCTATTACATCATCAGAGTACTCTACATGCTCATAGTGGTGTGTTCCAACGGTTCCTCTTTTATCATACTGTTTCTTTCCGCAGCGATAAATCATCTTTCCAAGAAAAGCATTACAGTTTCTAATAACTGTAGAGAAATTAAAATCACCGTTTACTCTTTCTACGGCAACTACAAAATCGTTTCTTTTGGAATCTAGATCAGCGACTATGGCTTCATTTTCCCAATACTTATAAAAATCAGATACGTTTCTTGTATCTTCAATTAGAGAATTCATTTATCTCCTAGTCATTCATTCGACTGATTATAGTTTCTATAGTTAGGGTTTCTTCTTCTGTAAGATCGTACTGCTTATATTTTAGAGTATTATCGTTGGGAGATACAAGAATTTCTCCAGAGGACTGAAATACTAGTTCTACCAGACCCTTTTGCCATAATCCATTTACAGCAAAATTAGTCATAGACATGACCTCTTCCCATATTTCTGGGAACATTTCTTCCATTTTAGAAGTCATTGAAAACAGAAACTCTCCGTCATCATTTACGCCAACAACTTCCATGCATCCATTATCAATTAGAAACTCTATAAAACTTGCAGCAACTTCTTCATCGAATAAGAAATCTTCATTATCTTCCATAGTTGTCCAATCTATAAGATGGTTTTCTTTCTATAAAACCTATAGTACACCCAAAGCAAAAGAAAACCTTGTGATCGCATTCTGATATTTTTCTTTTTGCCCATCTAGGATAGTCTAATGGCTGTGGTCCTGAACCACAAGAACCACAAAACTGATCCTTGCCCAACTTTCTTCCAGATAGACAGACTGGACATACTGATGGTTTTTTAGCCTTTGGAGCCTTTTTTTCTTTTTTTTGTGGTGGCGGTATAGTTCCGTCTAGATTAGGAACTCTATCACCTTTCCAGGCATTACATTTTTTATGGGCTATTCTTAAATTATCTAAATTCCAAGAACCACCCCGAGACAATGGAATCCAATGGTCAATAGTTACTTTATCTTTTGATGTGAATGCTGATTTACAAATAAAGCAATAATTGCCATCGCGCTTTTTTATAATGGCAATTCTTTGTTGTTTACTTAATAGATATCCTCCATCTGCTATTAAGTATTGATCCACTATAAAACACCCATTCTACTCAAATAACTTTCAATGTCGGAGGGCATTTCATCTCTTCTTTTTGGTGCCCTAATAACATTGTCTCCTTGGTTTATATAATTATCTCTTTTAAAATCTCTATATGTATGTACTTCAATTTCTGATAACCCAAGATCCTTTTTTGAGTGAACTATAGAGTTGTAGATTGATCCACATACAGCGTCTGCAAGATCCTTGCTTCCCTTTCTTGGATGATCTACTTTATCACGAATAATACGCAACTGCAATAATTCATCTATTAGAAGTTGTATTTGTGGCCCAGATATTCTTTCTTCTGATACAAGCATTGACATATCTTCATAATGCTTTTTTGCAACAGATAATGTTTCTGCATCTATTCCTGTCATTTTTAACTCATTCATAATATCAAATGAGTTCCACCTATCAAATGTTACTTTCTTTAAATTAAATCCTCTTCTTCTTACATCAAGAATAAACTCTTTTACTTCTTTAAAGTCTACTGCTTTTTCTGAAGTGGGAGTCCACCATCTAACTGCATCTACCACTACAAATGGAACAGCAACATCATAGTCATTAAAACTTTTTAGTTTTACCCATCTGTCTACATGGCTTATTGCTACAGCACAATGGTCATGTTTTTGTGCGAGGTCAACGTGTATGAAATATTCTTTTTCATCGTTGGGGATAAACCAGTCTGCAAACCTTCCAGTAGAGTCTATTGCTAATGCTGGTCTATTAAAGCACGCCTCAATTTTTTGCCTTGATCTAAAAAATGCATCTACTGCATCTGGAGGCATACATGCGAATCTAGATAAAGCATCTACTGAGTTTGAATAAAAAGCCTTAGTAAAATCTTCAATTCTTCTTGTTGGATTTACTTCCCAAGTTGGCTTCTTTAAGGCAAATACTCTTGGAAGTTTATAAGAATGAATACTATCTTCTTCCCACTCAATAGTGAATTCATTTTCTTCAATTCCATCCTCGCGCTCTGGATCTATTTTAAAAGTGTGAGTTTTTATTTCAACAGTCTTGTCTGCAATTACAGAGTCGTATCTTTGTTGAATAAAATCATTTTTGTATCTTGGGAATGAAAGAAGAATAACCTTTCCAAAGTCTGGGAATCTTGAATCTACGGATGCCCTATACATATCATATATAGAACTAGCAGTTTTTGCTTGCTCGTTACCGCTAGTTGACTCTGAACTAAATCCAGAAATCTCGTCTAGAATTACACAAAGTACGTTATAGCCCTCCCATGATTCTCTTTCAGAGTGTCCTGAGTGACAGGTAATTCCTTTATCAAAAGATATAGATTGTGCAGTCAGTCTATACTTTCCAACAAACCATGGAGAGTTTTCAATTTTTAATTTTAATCCATTAAAGAAAACATTCTTCGCCTGATCTGCGTTGATAGCAATATTAATAATATCTATAGCATCGCCTGGTGGTTTTCCATAATATTTAGCGGGATCTTTAAGACACAGCAATAGGTAGACCATATATGCAACAGATATCGTTGACATATAATCTTTTCCAGATCCTTTTCCTAACTGCAAAATAATTTCATCACAGGTCTGTCTCCATCTT